CATTGATGGGGTTGAATTGTGCCCTTTCGGTGTAACCTTGGAACTTCTCCTCCCCCTCTAAAGGTTTGATTTGTGGCATTGTTACTGCTTAAGGAATTTAGTTTTTGCCAAATTTGCCACCCATTGATGTATACAAATTAAGGCCACTCTGTGCACCAGATAGCAACCCATTAGCAATTGTCAGGAAACTATTGTTAGTGCTACCTGTATAACTTGTTTGAGCCATACCCGGGAGGAAACTTTCAGATGCATTAGCCAAGCTTGCAACAGTCTGCCGATCAGCTTCATACCTTGCCTGGGCATAGCTATTCTGATTACGGTTGTACTGCCTTCCAGCACTAGCCACCGTGTCAGTGAACATCTGTTGATTACGACCGTAGTTGCCCATGATCTCTACAGCATTCATTCTTGCAGCGCTTCTGCCGTACCTCTCTGAGGCATTGGCCATGCCTTGGGTTTGAATTAAATCTTTGATAGCACTTTGACGTTGCGTGGAGAAACCATACAACTGTTCATTGAATCGTGCTCTTTCTTGTGCTGTTGCTCTAGTAAAGGCATTTAGGTTTTCACCAATCTGCTCTTTTGTAGTACTAACAGCTCTACCAAATGCTCGATCTTTGTAAGCATTCTGGATTCTATTCTGCTCCACAGCCATCTTGTTTTGATAAGCTTGAGCAGCTGCTTGGGCCTTGGCCTGGGCATTACCACCAAAGATTGAGGTAATTGCAGACAATCCACCAGTTATCAGGCCACCAACTAAGGGATCCATAGACGTACGAACTCCACGTAATAAAGGTTGTTTCTTGTTTTAGGTACAACCCTTAGGAATTTGAAGCCAAGTCTCTTGACCATCTTCAGTAGGGCTGTGTTATTGATATCAATGTAGTTGTACAGTAACTTGCAGGGTTGAATGCTCAGCCATAGCTTGGCTGTCTTCATAAAAGCCTTTGGATACTTTAAGACATCATTAGTCATATGCATCCAGATATTACCTTCTTCATTGACTCCAAAGAGTGCCATTGGTTGACCATTAGGGCTTAAGACAACACTTGATTTGTAGGTTTCCATGTCTTCAGCCATCATTAGCACTGGATGTTGCCCAGCTCTTTTGATGTCCTGCTGTGCAGCTGGCAATAAGTTATCTACAATGATTGGTATATCACTCAATGTTGCTGGCCTGATAGTACCTGCCAGATAGCACTCTTTTGTCATGTCAATTCCGGGTGTAGAAGCGTCGTTTGTATAGTCCCTCCCACGCACAACCAAGCAGGCTTACAGGGAATGGTGTATCACCAACGACCCGAATCCTTAGATTCTTATTGCGTTGATAGATCGGAACAACGTGTGTGTTCTCTGCTGAGAGGTTCACATTGTTTAGGATGTATTGATAAGGCAGAGTCACGTTGACAACATTGACCCACTCATCTCTTCCAGTAATATCAATCTTATATGTCACTGGACCACTAAGCCCGGTGAACATCTTAATTCGATGGATAATCAGTTCGGCAGTAGTATCAGCTCGCCATGATTTATCTTGCTGTTGGCCTAGATACAGCTTTGGTAGCTCTAACAGCATCTCATAGGTGTAACCAATGATTAGATCCCTTCCTCTGTAATCACCCTCTAGTTCTACGTAGTAAGCACCTGTCGTGCCTTGTACAGTGGGGTAGAGGATTGCTCCAACGGATTGATTTGATGATGTTGATGAGATACCAATATAGCTGCCAAGAAGCACAACAGAAAGCTGTTTACCAGTATAATTATTATACGGTAGATACACTCTTGTTATATTTGTCCCAGAGTTGTATGAACGGTATGGGTTGATAGTAAACATATCAAGGCATACATCAGTCTTCTCCCCACTGGGAAGTGTTAGATAGCCTTGTTCACTAGCCTGAGTAAGGTCAAATGAGTTGACTGATACTTTTGTCCCATCTGTTACTACAGCATAGTAAGTACTGTTCTCAAAGAACTGATCCAACAGGGTACCAGTAAGGCTCCACTTGTACCAAGTGTTTACACTTCTTTCATCACCATCCTGTAGGAATCTGTACTGATAAACAGTGCTGCTACCAGTCTGTCCCATTGACAACATTGACAGAGCTGGAGAAGCAATGAAGTTATCAATAGTGGCTGGGATAAATTCAGATACAGTCGTAGTAAGGTTTGCCACACTTGGAGGCATGTCAGACCTAATCCTTGTCAGCTCAAACAACCTTGTGTAAAGTGCTGTCTTTGATAAGAAGGTTACTGAAGAACCCAGTGACACAGCTTCTAAGTTTGGATCACACTCGTACTTAGAGAATGTACTGATGTTTGCTGTTTGGGGGCTGAGAACGTCTGTAGCGTCTGTTGACAACAGAAATTGTTCATTACGTCCAAAGAGCATCAGACCCACGTTGGTGGCCTGTACGTAGCTCAATGTGACGGGTCTGGTGGATGTAGCGGTTACATCAATCGGATCATCAGCTGTGACGGACTGTGCCGACGTAGCGAAGAAGTTGAAGTAATCACCAGCTTTACCTAATACAACTGATTCATTAGACAGGAACCCAAGCCTATTTCTATAGAAGAATACACTTGAAATAGTTTGTCCTATAAAGCTTGGTATGGGGTTAGTTGTATCATCACCTACTACCCGCTCATCCCAAACAATCGGATCAAACGTAAATGATCCATCTGCTTGCCGTACCAATTGATGAGGCATGGTTAGCTCATCAAGTTGGTATGTAATTCCAGGAGCATTGGTTTCTTCCCATACACCAGGACCAGATGCAGCACTATTAGTAGTGTTAAAGACCACCCACATATCATCTGCATCTACATCACTTGTATTGACTACACGTGTCTTATACCCGTTGGTGCATTGGTTGGGAAGTCTTCCAATTGAATCAATTTTATCTTGGAAACAATAAAGACCTTCCTCGCTAGCTGAACCAGATGTAGTGATGGTAAATGCTGTACTCTTTGTGATCCTTAACCCTGGGCCAACTTTAGTGGCGGTGTAACCAGCACCACTAGCATTAATAGTACTAACAAGTGCATTAGCAATTGTATTGCTGTCTGTCACTCCACCTGCTACATCAGCAGCTGTTTGATGTGTGTAGTCTGTACCATTTAGCGTGACTGTATATCGAGCGTTATAAGCAACAACACCAATGACAACAAAAGCTTGATTAGGCAGTGCAGCCACCGTAGTAGCTTTCATTGCTGCTACCTTCTTCTTGTTAAGAACAAAGGTGTAGTCATTAAGAGTTAGTACTTCAATATCAGTTGCAGATGCACCGTACAGGTAAGCATTAGAAGGTACTGTAGTGATTGCACAGTTACTGATCTGTGTGTCATACAGACCTTTCTTGGTAGCTTCATCGGTTACAGCTGCTGAGTAGTTGCTCTGTGCCGTTGTAAGGGCAGTCTGAGCAGCCGTTAACTGTGCACCAGTGTTTGCTGCTGCAACGGTCTTTACAAGGGCATAGACGTAGTAACCCTGCTGCCTGAGGATTGGGTATTCATCTGACTTATTGTTACCAAGACTGTAACCACTTGGAAATGCCCCAGTTGAAGCATAGCTACCAACCACAGTGTTGTTCTCTTTGATCACATACTGATTCGTGGTTGCATTGGCATTGATATAAATGCCTGTTGCTATGGATTGCTCTAGATCTCCACCTGTGTAGTTGGTATCTATATCAAACCCAATACTCTCTGTAGTTACCTGACCTGCCAGGATCTTCTGGTAGTTAGCATCAGCAGTGTTGAGCGCAGCTAGACGTGTAGCAGTAAGTGCCTTTGCAGTATTGTAATTACTTAGAGTCGATTTAACATTGGTGATATTACAGGCACCAGGGACACCTGTGTTTGACCCCATGTTAACTGCTCGCGGCAGACCATCAATAATGCTCCAAATCCTGAATGCATTATTTGCATACTGTGCTACATATTTCTCTGCGTCATCCCTCAGGATAGAAAACCAACGCCCCGTAGGTGTTGCATTATATAGCTCAGCAACATACTTCCCGCCAGGCCTTTTGAGTAGGCCGAGTGAGTAATCTGGAAAGGTATTAATTGAATCAACAAGCTGACCAGGATACTTAAGGTTATCTGGCTGCTGTGAAATTCCAAGTAGAAAGTTGGGTATCCTTTGGGTGACAGTGCTCATCGCATAAGAACGTTATAAGGTTGATAGCTGTTGTAATAGTTTGATCCATCCTTCCAACCAAAGATGCTGTAATCACCTTGGTTGCATTCATACTCAAGTGCAGCAGATCTTGTTTGGATCTCTTGTTCGGTTAACAGGCTATTGATTTCTTTGTCCCCAATCATCTTGGTGGCAGATAATCTCGCTGCTCTAGCTACAATGTAATTCTGGACAATTGGTGGAACATCATCAAATGCTATGTACCAGATGATATCAGCATTAATATCAATGTTCCATTCATACGTGTGGTTGTATCGATCATATAGTTTCCCGTTCCTACGAACCGGATCATAGTCAGATCCATGTTCTTCTACATTCGTGTCAATGCTTAGAGCATTGGTTGGAAACGTTATTTCTTTAGTTGTTGCATCAGGAGTCAATACATAGTTACGTTCTGTATTGAACACCCAACCCTCAGACTGTACTTGTTTGTTGACTTCCCTAAGAGTAGTTAGCACAATGGCAACTTCAGGGTTCTGCAAGTCGAGTGTGGTGACAGGTGCCTGTCCCACCGAGCTTAATATTTGATTAACAGCATCCAGTTCTGTGGACACAGCATAAGTAGGAGCAGGCATATCTTTTGTTAGATAAAAAAAGGGGACCCCGAAGGATCCCCAAAGGACTTGATAACTGAGATCAGAATGCAGTAGGTGCAGAAGCACTACCTGCGTACAGCTCAACAGCTGCAGCAGGGTTCAGGTAGTCAGCACCCATGGCCAGACGGCCAAGGATCACGTCACCCTGATAGATCACCGACACGTCGCCGCTGGTAACCTGGACCTGGGGTCCGATAGCTTCCACGCAACCTGCAGCTTCACGTTGGAAGATCAGACCGCAGGAAGTGTTGAATGCAGCAGCACCACCATATTCGTTCTTGATACCGGTATCGCTAGAGGTAGCAGCTTCAATGGAAGGGCTAATGAACGAACCAGTGTTAGTAGGCGAGGTGACGCCAGTAGTACCAGCATAAGCAGTACCGTACTTACCGAGGAACGGAATGTTCATCGACTTGTACACACGGATACCTGCAATCTCAATGATGCCGTTACCGTTCTGCAGGGCATCGCCTTGCTCATCACGGTTCACCAGACCGTTAGTACCAACTGCTTGAATCAAGGAGTAGTACTGACGGGGGTTAAGAACACCCACACGTCCATCTTGGCTGATACCCTTTTCATCCAATGCAGCGGCTGCATCATAGAAAGCGGTAACCAGTGCAGAAGCGCTGAAGGCATCAGATTGGTTGAGCGAAGAGCCAACACGAATCTGAGTACCACCAGGCTCAACAAAGCTAGCCTTGGTGATGGGGTGTACCTGACGTGCACCACGTGAGATAGCACGGAAGATTAGACGGTCATACTTCTCAGCGAGAGCATAACCAATCTTGCGGCTGATTTCAGAACGCAGATCATAGTGAGAAAGCACTTCGTCCAGTTGATAGACAAAGGCAGAGCTGATCAGAAGGTCATCACAAGAGATGGTCTTTTCAGCCACCGGGGGTGCACCATCGGTGTTACCAAGGATGCTGTTTCCGGGAGTATGATATTCAGCCAGAGTGCGACCAGTATAAATGAACTGCAAAGATTTGCCGTTCTTAAGGGTACGCTTCTGGATCAAATCACGGGCAATCGTGTTGTTTTGAAAGCCCTTGAACATTTCACCTGAAAAGAGTTTCAGGAACAGTGCACGCCGGTCGCCAGTTGACTGGGCGGCACCGATCATAGTCGTGTTAGCCTGTGCAGAAGTAGTATTCTGTTGTGCCATTTTTAAGAGAGAGTAGTTGTGTTAATTCTCTCCAAAGCTTTGGAAAATTTGTAGCCTATTTTTTTGTGGTCTCTCCCACCGTCATCTGGCTAAAGGGTATCCGCGTACGGGCCAATAGCCAATAGGAAAGGATGGTATTGCACCATCCATAGCCGCTTAAACGGACTTCCTTTGTTAAGCTAAATCGAGAGGAAAGTTGTGTGCATTGCGCTCATGCATGACTTCAAATCCCAGGTTTGCTTTGTTGAGGACATCAGCCCAAGTCGGTAAAACATTCCCCTGGTTATCCAAAATGGACTGGTTAAAGTTAAGCCCATTAAGATTAAAAGCCATAGTAGACACAGCAAGAGCCGCGAACCAAATGCCAATAACAGGCCAAGCAGCCAGAAAAAAGTGAAGGCTACGGCTATTGTTAAAGGATGCATATTGAAAGATCAAACGTCCAAAATATCCATGAGCGGCAACGATGTTATACGTCTCTTCTTCTTGACCAAACTTGTACCCATAGTTCTGAGATACAGTTTCAGTTGTTTCGCGAACAAGGCTAGACGTAACCAAACTGCCGTGCATTGCGCTAAATAATGCCCCACCAAACACACCCGCCACTCCAAGCATATGGAAGGGGTGCATAAGGATGTTATGTTCAGCCTGGAAGACCAACATGTAGTTAAACGTTCCTGAGATACCCAAAGGCATAGCATCAGAGAAGCTTCCTTGGCCAAAGGGATAGACAAGGAATACAGCGGTAGCAGCCGCCACCGGGGCCGAGTATGCAACACAAATCCAAGGCCTCATTCCTAATCGATAGCTAAGTTCCCACTCTCGTCCCAAGTAAGCATAGATGCCAATGAGGAAGTGGAAGACGGTGAGCTGGAATGGTCCACCGTTGTACAACCATTCGTCAAGTGAATGAGCTTCCCAAATTGGGTAGAAGTGTAGTCCGATGGCATTGCTGCTCGGTACGACGGCTCCCGATATGATGTTGTTTCCATAGAGCAATGAACCAGAGACAGGCTCCCTGATTCCATCAATGTCCACTGGTGGGGCTGCAATGAAGGCAAGGAGAAAACAAATAGTTGCGGCTAGTAGACAGGGAATCATTAGTACCCCGAACCAACCTACATAAAGACGGTTGTTAGTGCTGGTTACCCAGTCACCAAAAAGCTCCCAAGGATTACCTTGAGAGCGTTTTACTGCAATTGAAGCAGTCATAATTAATTAAGTAAGTCGAGTTAATTTAACTCGGCCAACTCCAGAGCCAGCGAGACCGATAGCTTCAGCCGCACCTTTACTGAGATCTAATGACCTCCCACGAATGTAAGGTCCCCGATCATTGACACGCACCACGGCACATCGTTTAAAGCAAACTTTTAGTTTAGTTCCAAACGGGAGTGACTTGTGTGCTGCAGTAAGAGCGTGTTGATTAAATCGTTCACCATTAGCGGTTCGTAGTCCATTAAAACCTGGACCGTACCATGAACTAATGACGGACAGAGTAGTTAGCAGAGGTATCATAATAAAAAAGCAAAGAACTTTTATATTGCTCACGCTTCTAAATCCGCCACTACACTCGCAGTATTGACGGATCTACCAATACCTAGAAGATACCAGGAATCAATTGCCCAGTAGTGATGTATGCTCCAATAGCAGCTATAACGCCAAGCATTGCAAGACGACCGTTCAGCAGTTCTGCACGTTCGTTATGTGGTACTCCGTAAGGATGATCAGCCATAATAATTGGTGGTTCTTTAGCCCAGATGTTTGTGTCGTTCATTAAAATTCCAGATCCGATCGTTCAAGCTTGTCTGCAACCTCTTGTCGATAAGCAGGGTCACGATCATATCGTTTGTCACTCAAAGCACGTACGACTTCTGCCTGGCTCTTGAAGACATCTTGTGATCTTGCAGGCTTACCCTGAATCAATTCACCTTCGTATCCCATAGCATCAGTGTAACGATAATAAAGAGCTTGTAGTGCAAGGTTAATTGCACCTATGTTTCCGGATTCAATGACCTGATCAAAGGCCTGTACTTCTTGTGGTGAGAAGTTATCAGCCGCCCAACCAGTTAGTTTTTGATAGGCAGCTTGACCACCAACAGCATTCTGAATTTGGTTTACTTCAGCTGTTGATAGTTCAACAACACTAGGTGCATCTGAATCACCTTGTTGTTCCTGATAGCGGAAGTAGGCTTCGGCCAACTCACGTGCAGACATATCGGAGAACATCTCCAACGTCTCTTCACTTAGCTGCCCATTCTCAGCAAATTCTTCGTTGACATTATATAGGAAGTCAACGTATGGATCTTCGCTTTCTTCAGTCTCTTCTTCAGGTGCTTCTTCTTCAGTCTCTACTTCCTGTTCTGGTTCATCATTAGAACCAAGTTTCTTTTGGAGTTCAAGATATGCTTGTTCAAGCTCTTCTGCATTTTGGTACTTACCAGCTAGCAGTGCTTCGTGTCCATTCTCCAGTTCCTGACCAATGGCTAGGGATTCAGATTCATCTGCTTCAATTGAAGCTACTACTTCTGCACTAGGAGTTGGATCGTAAGTAAATGTCTCAGCCATATAAAGTTATTGTGGTGGTTGCGCCTCCATGCCATCACCCATTACTGAGGCAATAGCTTCTTCAGCATTTGGATTCTTAGATGGGTCTGCAATTGGAGCCTTCAGTAACTGAGGAGCTTGTTGCATCATCATCATTTGTTGTTGCTGATCCATAGCAGCTTGCTTCTCTTCTTGCTGTTGATCCATGGACTTAACAAGGTTGAGTACATCAATACCTTGTGCAGCTGCGAGGCGTTTAATCGCTTCATCTGCATTGATGAACCTCATCAAAGCTTCAGGTCCAAGCGTCTGAGCAATGGTTCCAATGAACGTAGTCAAAGACTCACGATCTTGCCCACGACCCAATGCATTGATACCAGCAACGATGGTTGGCCGTACAAGATCTTTTGGAATGCGTGGTAGTTCGCCAGACCGTTGCAGAACAAGCAACTTACGGTTCAGGTAAGGAATCAGGAACTCAACAGTCAGGAGGGAGAATAGTCCACCCAACTGTGATTCCAGTTCCATTTGAGTAAGCCTGACTTCTTCCGCAGTTGTGCGCTCGCTCTGCCTAACAGTAAGAACTAGGAAGGCATCAGAGATGCGACGTTCGAGTGTTGCAATCATGTTGGAAGCTGTTGCAAAATCTGCAGTCTTCCCAACTTGAATTACACCGATGTCCTCAGGCCTGCCTTGAACAATGGCGCCATTACCAGCTTGTGCAAGAGTTTGAGGTTTGGTCACACTAGAAGGTGAGACCATAAAGATCACTTTTGCAGCTGCTGCTGATCCTTCGACTAGAGCTTGAGCAAGAGCTTCAAGAGACCGGAGATCTCCAAGGAACTCTTCTACTCGACCCCTACCGTAGTTCTCACCATCTACTGTGTTAAAGCGCAGGACAAGCCAAGGACTTGCATCTTTAGGCGACTTACCTTCAGTACCTGCAATTTTTTTATCTGATACTTCTTGATGCCAGATCCAGCGATTGTTATCAAGACGTACATGCGTATAAACTTCTACATCATTACCAAGAGCAGTGCTGTTATCCATTGGTGCATTCACCATGGACTCAGTATCGTGGAATTCTTTAGGTAGAAGTTTTTTGCTAATCAGTTCTTTGGTAACGATCTCAATTACGTTACCGTTCCCATCTCTCTCTACAACATACCGATTCAATGGATAATGCTTCAGACCATCCTTACCCATGTAGACCAATGCATTACCACCAACCACAAGATGCTTGAGGGCTTGGTGCACGGTTACACGGTCACTAGAAGCAGCAATGGAATCCATCACCATCCGCTCCATCTTTGCAAAGCTAAGGTCAAGTTCAGATCTAACTTGTGCAGGGATTTCAGCCCCTAACTTGTCATCCCTTACTTGTAGCTTAAAGAAGGTGGTTTGTGGAGGCAGCAAACTCAACATGAGTTTTGCAGATAATGTGACCACCGCTTTGGCGCCCACTGATTGCCACGGCTGCTGTAAGGTTTTATTAGTTACACGTCCTGTGTCATCTTGAATAAGATATGGGAGTGTAAGAGCAGAACATTGAGTTGCTGTATTGAGAAACTGAGAGCGGTAGCTAGTTAGATAATCGTACCGACTACGTGCTGTCATTTAATTAACCAATATTGGGACCAGAGCTTCCACCAACTCCACCGGTATTCAATGGAATGCGGAGGGAGGCAACACCTCTGTTTGCATCAATGATGCTTGATTTCCTTGACTTCTTTTTTTGTACGCCACCATTGTCTTTTAGCCCTGCACCAGTATCAATTGGATCAGGTGTATAGGAAGGCGTGTTCTTTGGCGTCAGTGCCTCGATTACTTGCTGATTACGAGCTTCAGCTGCTCTAAGCTGTTCCTCATACATAGCTGCTTGCTGAGCAGCCCTACGTTCAGCATCTCTGGCTGCACGTTTAGCTCCACCGCCACACATAATTAAAGTTCCTCGTTGTTAATACGTTGTTGAATCCATTCCACAACACTCCGTTGACCAGCTCGATACATGAGCTGTGCAATTGAATTTTCAGGTGATGGATTGGTAATTGGATATACTTCATTTAGCTCTTCAAGAAGAGCATCCACAGTCAAACCAATGTTAAGCGTACTGTGGGAGGTTTGGATTTGCATGTTCAAAAAATGCTGGCATACGTGCACGTTGTGTTTCAAGCAACCCTTCGGCTTTACCTGAATACATCAGCGAATCACTTTGATCCAGCCAAAATTTTTTATCAAGATATTTATTGGTTGACTTACCTAAAGGTTGCATCACCCAGTTAATTGTAGCCAGCCTAAGTTTATCAAGGCTAGTTGAGACAGTAAGACCAAGCTCGCGACATACCAATGAATTTGCACCTACGTGTACCTGTTCATCACGAGAGATATCGGCTGATACCGTTCGTAGACCAGCATCACCGTTGAATCTGAAAAAGGGTAAGAGCACAAAGAAAATTGCACGTTCGGCAACCATTGCTTTGAGTACTGTGTGATCAGGATGTGCAACCCATGCATCTCTGAGTCGCTTAGCTTCTTGCTCAGCCTTTTCATTAGTGCCAATAGCATTGGCGATGTAACCGAGAGCCTGGTCGTGCTTTTCTTCATCAAGCACGTTTGATTGGAGAAGTTGGTGGGATGCTTCTGGAATTTCATTCAATGCTTCCTTAATAAAATCCCCAACGGGGAGTTCCATATGCCGGAGAGCAAGAGCCCTGAAGATTGTTTCTTCAGAGCCTTCAACTAGCTTCCCAGCGGTTGTTTGTACTGGTGTCCAGGTACGCTTTCTGTTTTGTAATTTCTGATAGGGGTTCATTCGCCGCAATCGCAAGTAAGTGGTGAGTCTTCAAAAAGATCAGCCAAGTACGAGTCGATATCAGAATCTTTCAATGCAGCGTATGCATCTGATTTATCCTGCGTATCACCCATAACTTGGAGAGAATAGTAAAGACTGGTTTGCGGTGACGCCAACCATTCTTCAATAAACGCTTCGTCATAGGTGACCACATCGGACCAACTATTAAAGCTGTAACCGTGGAGCAGGCCTGTGCTGTCCAACAATTGAACGATGCCATCGGCAACTTTCTTGTATGCATCCCAGCCAACTTCTGATGCGATCTCTACTGGACCGTAATCAAAGCTTTGGACGCCAAATGTACCGCTATCACGGTCAACCTGACGGGCGATGGGTGGAGCAATCTCTGGACAAGTTGTGTACCCATCCAAGTCTTTATAACGGTAGCTGCAGGAGGCTGTAGGAGCGATAGCAAATGCTCTTTCCATCCTGGCGTACTTAGCAACCTCAGCTGCACCTTGTACGGCCTTCTGGAGCTCTATGGCGACGATATATGCAGGTGTTCGTTCGTAGTTCGAGCTACCAGAGTTGATAACAGCTAGTGCTTCACCAAACTCTGCATAGGTGATGCTGTGTTTCCTTAGGAAGTTAGCCAAGCCAAGCATCCCAAGACCAACCTGCCTATCTACTTCAGGGTCAAGGTACTGACCACTCTCACCTACACCTGTCTTAGCGTGTAGTGAGCATAGTTCAGACATGCCTGTTGCAAATGCATTGGGTAGATCCTCTATCTCACATTGACCAAGGTTGACGTGTTGTAGCAGACAGGTGCCACGAGAAGGTAGGTAGACCTCAAGGCATACATTGCCACGAATCCTATTACCCCTGGCATCTACCTTTGTCTTATTAAGCCAGATATCACCTTGCTTAATGCCTTGGATCAATGCTTGCTTAACCTCTGCAGTGGCTGTATTCCACCAGTGTGGGTTGATGTTGACACACCGTTTAACCCAGGGTAGTTCAGATCGTGAACAAGAAATGAACTCCAATACGTCAGGATGAGACAGGTCCAGGTGGGCCACAATCGCACCATTTTTATAATGGCCACCCCTACGTAGGATTTCATTTAGTGTTGAATAAATTTTGGCAAACGAAACAGGTCCACTAGCAACTAGGCCAGCCTCATTAGTAGAGCCTTTGGGACGTAGTTTTGATAGGTGAATAGCACAACCTGCTCCATAACGCAGAGCATGACTGGCAAACAACCAGCTACTCTCAATGCCTTCTGGTCCACTAATAGAATCCTCTACCGTAAATACGGTGCAGGAGACAGGTAGACGTGACGTTGGATCATCAATCCATGATTGCACTCGTCCAGTGCGGGCAATAAGTTCTTTGGGTGGTTTAGACATCAAACAAGATCAATAAGGGTAGGGGGTTGGTAGTTCGGTCCTTTAAGAACCTTTCCGTCTTCTCTTCGGATTGGTTGGCCGTCTTCACCAAGCTTTGTCATATTGCTTTTGTGTACACGGTCCAATGCTTCATCTAGATCCCAACCCACGTTTTCTGCATACTGAAAGCACACATAAACAAGATCAGCTAATTCCTTCAGTGTTTCCTCTGAGTTACGTTTGAAATCAATCAGCAGTTGACCATCAGCCTCTAAGAATTCCTTGAACTCCTCAACGATCAAATTCCTCTGACCAGTCCGTGAAGCTAGAGTTGTACTGTTCTTCACCTGGAAACTTTTCCTGAATTCCTTGGCTTGTTGGCTGATGAAGGATTGCATTTTCAAGTTCATTCTGTAGATAGTGGATTGCTTTACGAAGGTCACTGATACGGCTATCTTTGTATCCGGCCCTGCAGATATATTTAATAGCGTTACCTAAATGGAAACTTAGTCCTTGATCTCTGATGAAGTCCCAGACTTGGATGTTTCCTCTTTTGTAGTAAGCTGGACCTTTATTGCTTGAGATGGCCATGATTTAATTAGATTTGATACGTTATTGCCTAATACAAAGCTTTGCCGTTGCAGTGCTAGGAATACTGTGATGATGTCTTCCTTGGAAGATGCAGGATCCCGCAGCGCATCTTCAATCTGTTTTAGCTTGAACTGTTGTTCCATCTTCAACTCCAGCACTGGAGGAGGAGGACCAAAGGATGGGCTGTTGAAGGCTGAAATCGTAGTCATTTACTTGAAGGATCTTTGCGAGGCGAGCATTCATGAGAGCAACCTCTTCATCAAGTTCCTTTTCAAGAAATGCATCTAGTACTGTTTGCCAGGATTCACCGTTCTGATCTAGTAGAGCAGCAGCCCTTTTAATTCCAATGCCTGGCACACCGGAATAGCCATCTGTCTGATCACCAGCCATTGTTTGGATCAGATGCCAACGATCGCCTTCTTCTTTAGTGATTGTGAACAACTCACTGCTAGATAGGTCGTACAACTTCCCAGGGATCTGTCGCATATCCTTGTCTGGACTGCAGATGATATGGCCACTTTCTTTTGTTGCGTATATTCCCATAGCGTCATCAGCCTCAAGTTGAGGCATAACAACTACTTGGTAGTTTTCCTTGAGTGCATTGATAACTCTTTTGTAACCACACGGTTTTTTGCGATTACGATGTCCTTTATAGCTTGGATCAATGCTCTTCCGAAAGTTAATACTATCAGAGAAAAAAAGAATAGACTCATCAGTCCATCCAATTTTCCTGGAGATTGATAAGAGTTCCCGCTCGGCCATGCTGTAGGCTTCGCTGAATTTACTGGTGACAAGGATGACATCACTTCCCCAGTCAATTTCTGTTTCGTTGGCGGCACAACACTTGTAGACAATGTAATCAGCATCAATGAGTAAGCTCATTTACCTTGCCCACGTGAAAGCTTCCTGCCATGGGATGGCTTAGAACGTAACCCGTCGCCTTGCTTAGTTGTTTTGTACTTGGCACGGGATTCGAATGTTCTCTTGGTTTGGTTAGTTTTTGATTTAGTGGCCATTAGTGTTAGTGAACATCTGCCCAGCTATTACCGCTCTTTGCTTCCGCTGCGATTGGTACTCGGCATTCGTAATATTCACCTGCAGCAGTAGCCGCCAACAGAAGTCCAAACTTCAGGTCATCTACATACTCAGGTGTGGTTTCAAACTGCAGTTCATCATGGATAAATGCAAGTTGGTTTGCTTTGATTCCAGTCTCTTGGATCGCTTCATGAGCTAACTGCATCCATCGCTTGGCAATTACACCAGCAGATGATTGCAGCAAATAGTTCAAGGCTTTATGGCCGCTATCAACGGTGATCTTCCGACCATCTATAGCTTTGATGTAGCCCCTTCCAGCTGCCTGTTTAGTAGCATTGACAAGCTTCTCCAGACCAGGAATAGCATCCATATAGGCTTGCCTAATTTCCTTGCCCTTTGTTCTTGCCTTGTCCTTTGGTAGCTGTTGGTCATAACTCAATCCGATTTTCTCATCACCAGCTCCATATAGGAATGCATAGGTGACAGTCTTAACAAGCCTTCGGCTTATGCCGATCTTATCAGCATTCTCCTGGTGGATATCACCATTCAAAAGAATGTCTCCGTACCTCCCACCGTCATATCTTGCCAAGTAATGCGCAAGCATCCTCAACTCAATTCCAGATAGGTCAGCACCAACCATCACCATTCCAGGTGTGGCTTTGAATAAGCTTCGGAACTCCAATTCACTTGGTACCTGCCCAAGGTTTGGCTTCCTGTGTGCCATCCTGTGGGTCGCACAGGCAACGGAACAGTGGTGATGGATACGATTAGCCTTAACTAGCTTTAGCCAGGCATTGATGCCCTCTGAGAGCATTCCTAGCTGCTTGGTTAACTCAAGGCACCTGAAGAACTGCAGGGCTATAGGTGTGCCGATATCCTTCAGCACAACCTCATCGATGGTTGCCTTTCCTTTATCGGTGAATTGAGTTGGTTGCCATCCATAGTGTTCCTTCATGACCCACGCTATGTGGTCCCTTGAAGTTGGATTGAATTCCTTCAGACGTGTAAGTGGTGCATCTACCACATATCCACTGGTCTTGTTATTTCTCTTAGGAGTGAATTCCGAACCCGCGATGAGAGGGTGCCTGTCTCGTAGTACTTGACTAATTTCTTCAAGCTCTCTGCGGAGAGTCGATTCAAGTTCCCATGCAGAGCGTTCATCAAAATACCATCCATATATCTCTTGATCTGTAAGTATCTGTGCAACTTGATGCTCTAGCGAGCACCAGTCAGGTAGGGGTGGAAGTGTTCGCATAGTTTTTTAGTTACAACAACGTCTTGTATGCAGTACTCCTGCATCTCCTCTGACCAGTTCTTCCAGTCGGTTGTCTTAGAGAAGTTCCCTTTGAACTCACCTAATCGATATCCATAGGATTCCAGAGAGTGTCTGCCATAGAGCTGTACTGGCATGTGGTCCCATTCCTTGTTTTGATCTACTCTCAGCATGTTTGCGTGGTACAGCCTGGATAAAACCAAGGTATCTACAACATCTCCGCTAGGGTTAAACCATGGGTACAGCTTCTTCACAACTGGTATGTCATACCCTATGACGTTATGGCCAACAATTATTCCAGCATCTTCAAGTCGTTGAACACCCCTGACAATTGGCTCACAACTACCCTCATCATTGTAGGTAATAGTTTGATCAGCCTCAACATCATGGATGACCATACAGTGAATGCTGGTGACATCATTTAGTAGACCGTTCGTTTCCAGATCGAAGATTAGTGTTGGTCCATCCCTTGTAGGTTTTGTCGATGAACTTTGCTTTTTCAATTGCTTCTGGCGTTGGTGCTTTAGGTTTAGAAATCGTTACTTGCGTCGAATTCTGATTCTGGTTCTGTTTCATTGAACTTACATGTATCTAGGTCGTAATCAAGATGGCAAGCTACGCCAGTCTCTCCGCTGTATCTGTTTTTAAGGACTCGTACAGTCGTTCTAGAGTTGCCTCCATTCGACTGCTGATCCCGTTCAAGTGCAATAACTCCATCTGACAGTTGCGCAATTGCTGCAGAACCACGTAGTTGTCCAAGGGTGACTCTTGCTCCCTCTTCATGATTTTTATCAGTGCTAGTAGTACGACGTAAGTGGGATACCAAGAACATGGCAATCCCTGTGCGCTCAACCAATGAGCGAAGTTTGGTCATTGTGGTGTCGATCATGCGACGTTCATCGCCATCAAGACCACTCAATAGAATGGATAGGTGATCTAGAAATATGATCCTCGTATCAAGACCTGTTGCCAGGTACTCAATTCTGTTGTAGATGAGATCTGGATCATAAGACCCAAACCCATCAAAAAGAAACAAGTTCCAATTAGCAAGAGACTTTTGATAAGCCTCGGTGAGGGTAGATCGGTCATGTTCTCCAATGTGTAATGATTTTCCTACTGCTGCAGACATCAGCCCTAAGGCTGTTCGTCTGTTACTTTCCTCCAAAGCCAAGTATCCAACTCGTTCCCCGTTGTTGAGTAGGTGAGTTGCAAGTTCTCTGCAGAATGAACTTTTTCCGATTCCAGATCCTGCGGTAATGCAGGTGAGCTCTCCATAACGGATACCTTTGAGCTTTTCTTGTAACCCTTTGAAGGGGTATTCGTGATCATGTGGTGGACTAGGTGTTGTTACTACTTCGAGAAGAGTCTTTGCGTCAACGATGCCATCCGGCCTGTATGGGGTGGCATCCCAAATAGCTCTCCTAATTGCTTCAGCGTCATTGGCTTGAAGCGCATCGCTTGCATCCTTGTATGGCTCAACAATTTGAGCGATCGACACCTTGCCAGGTGGTAAGACCCCAGCCGCTTCCGTCGTTGCCTTACGGCCAGCCTCGTCGTTGTCGAAGAACAAGACAATGCTTTCATAGCCCTGTAGCCATGGGATAGCCCTTTGGATCGCCTTTCTTGCCGATGCGGCACCGCTAGGTAAAGAAACCATCGGCCACCCCGGCATAGCTTCTTGACATGAAGCTGCATCGAGTTCCCCCTCTGTAATGACAACTCGTTTTCCAGTGGAGGGAAACAAATGTTGCCCAAAGAGGGTTCCGGGTACTTCTCCTTCATAGCTAAAGTCTTTTTCTTTTGTCTTTACTTTGCAACCCCGAACGATTCCAGCATCGTCGAAATAATAGAACCGTAGAAGGTCTCCGTCTTTGTAGATTTTATATTTTTGACAGACTTTTTCACTGATGTTTCGTTTCTGCAGCCGTCCGGCTGAGCCTTGTAAGTAGACACTGTTGGTCATTCTTTTGTGATTGTGAACAATTTCTCCCTCTCCCGGGAGCCATGTAAGACATGCAAAACAAAAGCTGTGGCCATCGGAATACAAGCTATTTGCATCTGATGATCCACAGCTAGCGCATGGCTCATGCCTTACGAATTCGCTCTCGCTCATGTGAGCCAGTCAATAGGTATATTCGTGTATGAGGTCCATTTGAACCCATTTTTCTCACACCACTTGGCGTAGGTGGTCTTGGATCCCTTGCTGATTTTGTTATAGGGCGATTGAAATACAAATCGTATGTCTAGCTCTGGGTTATCAGCTTTTACAGCCAGCATCTTTCTACGATCCTCAGCATCAAAAAGACCTTTGGTCTCAAGATAAATGCCGTTAAGAAGTAAAAAGTCAGGCGTATAATTGCATCGCAACACGTAAGGAACTTTTGTAGATTCATATTCGTACTCAACACCAAGGTTGGAGAGAAGATCAGCAACCTTCTCTTCCAATCCTGAGCGGAACTTCATTAGAAGTCGTCGTCAGCTACTTCGACAGCCTTTGGAGTTACATTGGGATCGTTGGACTTATATCCCTTAGTTTGGCCAAACAGGGCTGCCACTTCGGTTTCATCGAGATCACCAGTGTCGACTCCTGCTGCACCGTTAAGTGCAACGACTTGTACTCCAACAAGCTTAAGGCTCGTGCCATAGGTGACACCGTCTTTGAGGATGTAAGGCTTTTGCCGAAACGCAAGCTTGACTTTAGACCCGCTATAAATCGGAGTTGATTCATCGGTAATTGCTGTACCTTCTGAATCCACCACGGGCGGACGTGTTTCTTCATTCCAGTTAAACTTAACTTTGTATTGATTCTCTGCCACTTCTTCCCAAGGCTCTGGCTTCAATACGCTGCGCTTAGGATTCTTCAGCTTTGATTCTGCCCACTTCAGGGTTTCTACTCGGTCATCTTCAAGAGTTTCGATTAGCGTAGCATCTACAATTGCAGATAGAGAATAGCCAAACTTACTCGGTTTCATCACAGCTTGATAGCCTTCAAGGACTACAGGCTGTTGGGTAATGTGGATGGATTGTGCCATTAACAAAAGAAATACGTGGAATTAATTACCGACTTGGGTTCAAGGTTTCCAATGATCGGTGGTTCTGTCTCTGCCCCGATCTGGCGGGCAAAGTCTTTTAGATAGTCATGCTCCGCAAAGAGATACATGTATGTTTCCCGTACCATAGTGGATAGGATCGACATGTCTGTAGCTCTGCACAGCACTGAGTCGTGGATCAATGCGATCGGTGAATTGAACCGTATTGCGCTTAGATGTAACAAGCTTGCATCAAGACTGTGAATCAGATTTGGAGCAGTAGCTGCCTTATGGCGGTTTGCATCAACCTTATCGGTATCATCTGTTGCTACCCGCACTTCACAGCGTCCAAGCAACTGAAGACTTACTACTTCAACTAACTTCTTCTGAAGCTTTTGGTAGACCACAAAACCTGATGGTGTAACCCACTTAAGTTCTCTGACACCTCGCTTCATCGCCAGCTTGACTTCATCTTCGATCCATTTCATGACAGCCATAGGCCCAGGTACTACCCGGTTCATGGCATCACGTACGGCTTTGACAGTAGCTGTTAAGTCATCCTTCTCAATCTCAACTCCTTTCTCCTTCAGTGCTTCCTTGATGTATGCACGGTTTGAAAAAGGTTTGGCGTTGTAAGGTACGGTCATTACCGTACGTTTAACAGTTTTTCTATCCATATAAGGCTGGATAGATTTTGGACAGTGGGGCCTAGCAGCCTCAGCAATGACCTTGTAAGCATCTTGTGGTCTATCGCTAGGCAAGACGTTCACAAGGCTTGCTGTAGAGGCATCACGGGCTAACCCAGCAAGGATCTGAAGACCACTACATGTTGCATCACAAGCAACCATGAAGCCTGTTGTCTTTCGATCACGAGCAATGACTACATGGTAGTACTCATCACACGCCGCTAGGAATTGCCAAGGTTCATCAGCTACTTCCCACAAGTGCATGTTCCCTAGTGGGTCAGTTGCTACTTGTGTGATGTACTGCTGGTGATCCAAGACCCATTCAAGACGCACATCCATCGGCTCCTTATCTAGCCCGTAGCAGGTGGCTACGCTGAATGCGATCCAATCCTCAGCTTCTTTTGTGATATGTGTTTCATCAGCAAACCTAAGTAAGGACTTACCAAAATCGGTGTCTTGTGGTGTTAGGAATGCTGGTATTGGATAAACTCTACCCCGATAATCAAAAGACCAAGGGATGTAGAACTCATCCTTACTCTTGAAGCGAGCAACAGCCTCCATCGTCATCCTTGTACGACATGAACGCTTGAAGCTCTGGGCATTGTTGTTCATGACCTCAGCTGCTGCACGTCGATAGCTCATCCGAGCCTCGTCATTCTCAGCAATGTCGTATGGCTTAGGAGGTAGTGGGATCTCCGTGATCGGTACAAATTTACCAATCGCTATCCCCTTTTCCATCAACACTTCAGCCACTTCAACAGTGAATGGGTTCAGGCGGTACGCAACCTTCTGAATCTTGTTCAAAAAGGTCAGCGGTGTTTCCCCCTGTATACGCCCGTTACCTCCCCGACGCACCATGTCATGGCCCTTCATGACTTCGTTCAGGATGTAGCCACCAGCTGTGTCGTTCGTCCAATCGTTTGGTTCAACGAGCATTGGCCATGTCAGTGGAGCAAACAGCTCAGCATCGGCCATCACCTGATCCTTGATGGCTATGAAATCTGCTGTTGGTACTACGAAGTTGTTTGTTCGTGTTCCTTCCCTCCTGATCTCCTTCTCAAACCAACCCGAGGTCTGCATGATGCAGTCCAACAGCCAACCACCAAGCTTGACCCGATTAGCTCGGCCCCATCCTTTCCAAACCTCCACGTCATAGCGGTTCATCAGGGTTTGGATCACCACCTTCTTTTGGTGGGTGCCGATGGCCTTGTGCCAATAGTTCTGTTTTAGTACGTTAAGAAGGCCTGGGGCCTTTGCCTCGTAGTGACGCATCTGACACTCAGCCTCTACGGCACTGCCAATTGCATCGCAGACGGAAACCAGCTGATTGCTGCCCTGCTTAAACCCAAACACTTTGTCAAAGGTGAGCTTGCAGGCAATGGCAGCTGCAGCCAGTGGTTCAAGGTCTGCCAAAAAGTGCTGGATCTCCTTGAACGATGTGCCGGTCTTTCCTTTATTGATCCGGGCTCTGGTTTTTGTGATCTGCTCTACCACCTTTGGCAGTAGTGCATCGATCGAGCTCACCCCATAGACAGACGCTGAGGCGTACTCCTTTTCCTCCAGCTTCTTGGTGTTGTCACGTAACCGGGCAAGCCCTTGCCTGATCTGGTCGCGCTCCAAGGCAACCTGCTCCGCCAGCAGCGCTGGATCTTTCATAGGCGTGATTGTGAATAATTGTTAATTGACCTTCGTTTTTGCAGCTAGATATTTCGTGTAAAGCGTACCCAAGTGGATAGCTAGCTATACCAATAAAAAAGGGGGATCTCTCCCCCTCGTGTACCAAACTGCATAGAATTTGGCTGCGATTTTGAGTCGAATGCGTCTACCAATTCCGCCACGCTCCCAAGGGATCTCAGCGACGAGATCACTAGAACTTTACCTGGTTGCGTGCCGTTGACCCCTTTTTCAGGACCTACTAGACGTTGACTAGATAGCGTTGGCCATTTGACGTTTGGACCCATATGTGTTATGGATGTACCGCTCAGTGGTGCTCACATTCTTGTGACCCATGGCGTACTTCACTTCTACTAGCGGTGTACCCGCTTGTATCTGCCACGTCCCATAGCTGTGACGTAGCGTGTGGAACACATACGATTCGTCGATGTAATCCGATTCATGGATGAGTCGGTTGCGTACCTTCAGAAACTTCCGGTACAATTGCTGACCACTGGTCCATTCATCGAACACATAATCCATTCGATCGCGGCCCTGCGTACGCATCTTTAGCATTGATTTCAGTGAGTCGGCAATACCAACAACCCTGTAGTTCTTTGCTTTAGTGCGCGTCTCAGGCGTGCCACCTACGTGGATAATGTCATCTCTCCAGTCCACGTCCCTGACTCTGAGCTTTCTCAATTCACCTTGACGCAGACCTGTATAGGCTGCAAATTGGATGGTATGAGCTAGCGCAATGTCATCACGTTCTAGTGAGTAGTGAATAAGTTGATCTACTTCTTCCTTGCGGTAGAAGTTAGTACGTCCCTCACTTTCTTCCCATTGTTGGAAGACAGGTACACGATCAATGTAATCCTCAATTGCCATCACCTTCATCACTGTCCTAACCGTAGCTAGGTGGCGATTTAATGTGGCGTTAGAAGTTTCTTGACCTTGTGATGCACGATCATCAGCATATTCCTCCAAGATAGACTTTAACCAGTTGTGGCTGATTGTCTCTAACTTGGGATCAACAGCTGCATATGTCATGATGTGGTTGTAGTTGCTTACGCAGTTACCTGCGAATGCACTACCACAACTCCATGTAGGTTTGTACTCTTGCGTAAACTTAAACGCTTGTGAAAAACGGGTGATGCTTTTCGGTTTAATCATAGAGAATTCGTTCGAGTTGTTTACTAATCTCTTCTCCCTTGGGTGAGAGAGTGAGCATGACTCGGCGTTTGTTAGATGGGTCTGCCTCCTTGATAATTAGGCCAAGTCCTTGCTGACCTAGCCGGTTGGTTTGAGACAACCAGTCGGTGTTACGACTGCCACTGGCAGTAGTGAACCCCAAGTCCTCCTCCATTGCAGTTTTATGGCAACGACTATGCGATGCAACATATAAAAAGCAGGAGACTGCCTGGGCTGGCATCTCTCGATCCACTAAGACCCGAAGCAACTCAATAGCCTTGAGAAGCCTCTCCATTGTTGGGTTGGTGAGCTCCCTTCTGAAGGGGTCCATGGTTCCTTAAATGTGGCCGATCTAACTCTACTCGGATTATACCAAGGTGGATAGATACATCCGTACTATTTATCCAGAAATCCCAAAAGGATTCCTTATCTGTACCGATGTACAGTGGTCCGAAAGAGAAGATACGCATTAATGCTTTACTGCATAAACATATACTAAAGATCGTGCAGCAGTTGTCTGCACTCCGAAGCATTGCTTAACTATGTTCAAAGGGCTACACGACGACAAGCCGCAGCTATATGCAGCACACCTATTCAATGGTGTCCATGTCGTCGTACAGCTGCTCCATCGCTAGCTTTAGCAGCTCCTCTTTATGCTCATGATTATGTAACTCTTGCATAAGTTGCTCTAACCTGCGCTCAAAAGTCGAGTTCATTAATTGCTTCCTCTTGCGTTAAATGGTGGATTGCATCGTGATCACATACCGTGAACTCAATGCCAGGTGTTTTAATTAACTCTGCAACCTTCTTTCTGGCTGCACTATTACGTTGATAAACATGCTCCTTTATCTTACCTGTGGCTACATCTGAAACCCTGATGATACAATCAACAGAAGACGGTAACTCCCATCCTCCTACTTTCCACATCATTAACTCTTCAAACGTGTGGGTTTCAAACATGTCATCATCTGAGTCCTTGTATTCTTGCCAATTATTCGGATAATAGCGTTTCTTACCACTCATCTTTTAGTTTAACGTTGAGAAGTTTATCGTTGCGTTCATGGGACAATTCCAATGCATTCCATGCTGCTCGCTCGGAATTGGGCGCTAGGATGTATCTAGTACCTGAACTAAGCGTGACCTCATACACATCAATTCTGTGATTGTGAATCATTCTTATACTTTAGCTTGAGGTGTTTGAGTCTTTCTTTTGATTGGCGCACGGCCTGCGGCCTTGCTTTCCCCTTCCTCTTCCACTTCTCTGGTGTCGAGGTTTTGCATTTGTAACTCGATTGCATCCTTTAATTCTTTATAACGTTCAGCATATGGGTTATCAGGAAAGTAATATAGCCAACATTCAATAGCATTCAGAATTAACCAGTCTTTGCTAGGTTCTTGTGTCATTTAGTGGAACTAATGCGGTCTAATTTATGAACAATAGAAAGGAGCTGCTTACGTGTAAGCAACCCCTTGTGATAGTCGGCGATAGCTGTATCTTCAAGCTTCGCTAGATTCTGATTTCTTTTGATCACGTTCTTGTTTTGCTTTGTATTCAGCGCGAGTAATAAGCATTTCCTTTGTACGTTTTGATTCTTCTTCAAATGTACTCAACTGGAAACACTCAATCTTGTACCCTTCCCCAGGATCTGTATAGGCTCCAATGAAACGCAACCTTTCAATGACTGCGTCCATGCTTTCAAATACACCAATAATTACGGTGTCACCACTACAGTCGCAGACACTCGCTAATGTAAAGATTTCCATTGTCATTGTGATTTGTTAGTGTTACTTAAGGGAGTGAGTCCCTCAGAAAACCCAACATACCCATGTGGATAGATGGGCTGAGTGAGAGAGTCAGGAGTTACGGAAGAAGTACGTTTCACCATCAAACTCAACCGTGTTGAAGTCATAGCGGAAGCTATGATCCCACACTTGCTGCCAATCAATAAACGAGAACAACGGTGAGTCCTCGCTAATTGTACCGGTTTCAATCATGAAATCCTCGGCAAAGTATGCCTCAGCGTTATACTCATCGTTGCAACCATAGTACGCATCGTTGAGCTGCTCGACTGTCTTGATCCCAAGGTCGTCGAGTTCTTCCATGAACTCCATCTGTTGTGCATGTGTCCACTTCTCACCAAAGAGGTTAGACACCTCATCGTAGAAGTTCTGTTCATCTTCAGTCATCTTGTTGTAGTCAACGTAGTGTTCAGCTTGATCGGCTGCAACAGCCTCAACATCAACACCCTTAGCCTCCAACAAAGCTTCATAGAAGGCGGTGAAGCTAGCTCCAGTGCCACCAAACGGTAGCTCCTTCACATAGCCTGCACCTAGACACATGTCGGACTTACTAAGTCCCTTATCGGTAGCGTCCTTGATGTAGTCAATCAGGGATTGACCAGTCAGGCGCTCGATAATCATGGTTGTCATGTTCAGTATACGTAAGTGGATACGTAGCTTGAAAGCTACAGAAAAGGATGGTGATTAGCCATCCCTAAGTGTAACTATCAGACCAGCTAATCAGACCGAGAAATCAACACAAGCATAGTCAGTTCGTGATGTGTTGACTAGGTTCGTGTTAACCCAAAAGCCTAGGCTCATGTTGGGATTGAACAACAGGTTGAGGATCGCTCGCTTACTAACGTTGTCATACTCATACGTGTACCCATCCTTGAAGGTACACTTGACAACACCAAAGAAGGGGTTGACTTCAAGCTTCTCAATGCAAGAAGACGAACGAAAAGGAACAGTGAACATATAAACAATTGAGTGAATGATTGCAGCACTTGAAGGCTGCTGACAGGGTGCGTCCCTGAGAGCAGACATCAGCCGAACGCTGACTTGAATTGTACGCAAGGCAGTACTTCTTGCACTACCTCACGAGCTAGGCAACGACGCCTAGCCTCAGCCCATGCTTGATCGATTGTGTCAGCATGGATGTACTCACTAGCGTGAGTGTAGTCCCTAAGTGAAGGACCGTAGTTAATTTGATAAAGCATAACGAATGCGTTCTTGAGATATAAACAAATGACTGGTCACCGACTCGAACGGTGTGCACCCCGGTGGATGTCAGCCTGCCATGAGCAGACTTATAAAGCGCATGTGACTCTGCGCTATCACTTCATACTGAAGTGGACAGGTGGCGGGCTGGTAGCAGCTGGTTGGGTTGCAACCATGTCTCTGCTTCGAGGGATCTCTCGCTCCTCTGGTTCCGTGTTGTGACCAGCCCTGTATTCAGTTGTCGAGGTTCGATGCTATGCATCCTATACCATGGTGGACAGGATGTCAAGCGGTCAGCTGGCAAAGTGGCACAGCTGGTCGGTAGGTCGGTCTCTCTCTTTCTTCTGGTTGAAGGATCGAGACTCTCCTCCCCCTTAACAGGGAGAGTCGAGATACTCAACCTTCAAGAAGAAAGGAGGTCTCAAGGTAGCAGGTTGGAGCTGGTTTGGTGTAACGAAATATGACAATGGCAGCAGATCTGTTGCAGTGCAGTACTGATCATCTTTGCTTATCAATCAGCTCACGATATATAAGCAAAGCTTAGTGAAATCGGGACAGATCGCTTGAGGTTGAGTTAACCCCTCCCGCGTAGAAAACAGGCGCACATCACCCCCGCGCGGTAGTTGAAACCCGCGAACCCCTGTATCTTGGACTAGATATACCATCTAGTACCAAGTCCGGCACCCCCACACGGGGGTAGTGCGGCCCAGCGGTACCGCTTATTAGGGAAAATAAATTTCTGCCAAAAATTCGCAGGTTATTTGCTGCACCTTGACAACAGTTGCTGTGAGGTAGCTGTTACCAACTAATTCAAATCACCATCTTAGTATTAGCTGTTGGATCTTCTTCTAGATGAGCTTCAGGGCCGAACCCATCTTTAACAATCTCATCATGGGTCACATCAGCTGATACCGAGTCATACTTTTCTATCATCTCATCACACCATTTTGATACCAGCTTTACACTATCTGTATACCGTGCAGGACCAAAGACATCTCTCAGTTGTTTACTGGTAGTAACAAATCTGCTTACATTCTTGTAATAGACAAGGATACCATTAGGACCTTCTCTGTTCCTAAAGTAGGAGATGTAGGTTGAAGGTGTGTTATCAGGGTACTTATACTCCATGCTGATATATAATACTGAATCAGTATCATCCCTTGTGACTCAAAGGGTCTCACAGGGATGATCTTAATTCAGTTCTTTAAGGTGTGAGTGGAAGATTGGTCTTTTGGGTTTGGCGGTTCTTACAGAATGTCCATTCCCAGGGACATTAATAAAGGGGAAGATTTGTGTCTTCCCCCCTACAGGGAGTTGAGTCCACCCTCTCTTCCCCCTGTATACGCCCGTTACCAGCCTTAAACCCAGGTGGGGACAGTGTTTGTTGTCTTCCCTCTAGCCTGTTGTCTTTGTTCCATATTCATGCCAAAAACAACGTGATTAGCGGAGGCTTGGGGGTCATCTAGGAAACCTTGGAGCATGTCATTCCATTCATCACGTTTGCGTTGGTTAACGACTTCTTGAGCTGAGATACCCATAGCATCTGTGAAGTATTTAACAGCTTGTGCTAGGGAGTCTAATCTGTCATCGTGTTTAATGGCAAATTTCTCACGACACATACGAGACATTTGATAGAAGAGCATGTAGAGAAGACGTTTCTCTGGGGCTTCATCTTTATTGGAGTTATAGTCCCATTCCACCACCTGTCGATCAATGATGAGGCGGTGTTGGTTCATGACAGGTTCTAGGGAGTCAATGATACGGTCTTCTTTACGGACTGTGGCACGGACTTCTTCGACACCGATATTTTGTTTAGTTTGTTGGAGGTGTTTCTTAAAGAGTTCACCAACAATGCCATCACCAAAGTTTGTTTCGATGAGGAGTTTAGAGACATTATATTTCTTGCAACCACGGAGGATATCAAGGAGAGTGTTATCGCTATAGCCATCCCTATAAGCGCGTATTTCATGGACATAGAGGAATCCATTACGTTGGCTTATGTATGTAGCTGCTGTTTCGTCTGAGCCTCTACCTGAGGGATCTACGGAGCAGATTGTTTCGGTATAGGTACCCCATTCACCTTGGAGTTGCATTGGTGAATAGAAGTAATCGCCTGGGAGGCCAACCGTAGGCAGGTCTTTGAGAACATTACGAGGATCAGAGCACCACACCACAGAATCCGGCGCTTGAGTCGGGTTAACAGCGGTAATGATGAGGTCTTGAAATTTAAGGGGGAACTTCTCTGCATCACTAAGACTGGTATCAAGCATGAATTGCAACATGAAGTTGCTACGACCCATGGAAGCTTCCCGTTCGGTTAGGTCATCATTAGAGAAGCGATCGGGGTCGGTTACAGCCCAGCTATCAGCACCCATATCCAAGTCTTCTTGGAGTTGAGGGGCTATAAGGCCTTCATAGGCAGAGATCTTACGTGGGTAACGTGCAGGCCACACAAAGGGTCTGTAGTTACGTTCTGCGAGTTTGCGGTAGACAGTGAAGGTGGTCTGTGGTGTACCGAGGTACATGATGCGAGAGTCTTCCTTGGGGGTAAGGATGGATTCAGCCTCAGTACAGAGTTGAAGGAGCTTCTCACGCATCATCTCGGTCATGGAGTTACCAGGAACTTCGATGTCATCGAGAATCATGAGGTCAGCACGTGAACCGGTGAGCTGACCGGTAATACCGACTGATTTGACGGAAGGTGCCTGGTGAGGGGAGCAGTTCACGTCAAAGGAGATACGAGACCACCGAGCTTCATCACTCTTGGGTCTTAGGTGGGCTAACCAGGGGGTTTCAATGATCAGCTTCTGAAGGAAGATAGACATGTTGTCAGCTCGTTCCTTAGAAGCTGAGATGATCATGATTTTCTTTTCTGGGTTGTTAAAAAGAGTCCAGAGAACAAAAGCCCCAGTAATCCAAGACTTACCAACACCACGGAACGCTTGGATTTGAAGGCGTTTTGGTCCGTGTTGGATGTAGTCTGCGATGGCATATTGAGCACGGGTGGGTGAAGGTAGGTCTAGTTGTTGCCAAAGGGCTTGAAGAAATAGTTTGAAGTCCTCCTGGAGGGCAGTTAATACTGAGTCCCCTCCAGAAGGTGCTATACGGCGTCTTGGTGGCATTTAGATTAGGATATACCTTAGTGGATATGTATGGGGCTTGTAGGGGCTTCTAGGGGCCTTAGAGGGTTATTTCTGGTTTAGGTTTAGGAATTCAGAAACACCTAGTTCTGGTAGCTTGAATTTGATTGAACCCAAGCCAACTTCAAACGACCCAGCTCTTGTTCTTGCTTTTGCTGAGTTTCTACCGTTAACAATCCAAACGTCATTTGCATTTTTAACAGCAGTTTTCATTTCATCCTGCAACAAAGCAAGGTTTGACTTCTCTCCAGCAACTGATCCGTATGGAACCGCTACGGGTTTACCATTGCGATAGGCCAGGCCAGTTTTACCTTTGGATGCTTCAGCTTTAGTGGAAGGTAATACTTGATTAGTGGTTCTATCAACAAATAAATTGCCCACTCTGTCAACATTTGCGGTGGGACCGCTATCTATTGGAGAGCTTAAAGTGCCAGCTGTTGCTTGGTATGGGTCACCAGTAGTGAGATAAGATACTCCTGCTTCTACAGCCAAACCAGCCAAACCAGCTTTTAAGCCAGTTGTAAGTGGTCTCCTTAGTGCTTTAGCAGCACTGACAACTTCTGCAGAACCGGCACTACCTAAACCGAATGCTGCTTCAGAATTACCTGATAAGAGTGGATTGCTAAATGGTTTATAGGTACCATTAATCTCACTCTGTGCAACAGCCTCAAGCTTTATTGCACCTTTAGCAGATTTAAGGCTAATAATATCACCTTTTGGAGTTGTCAGTCCAGTAGCAACAGCTGATTGATAGCTTCTGCCATTATTTTGAAGTCTGGCAAGAATTTGTTGATGAGATTTTGGTAGATCTTGGCTTTCAAGTGCAGCATTAGTTAGCTGCTGCTGAATCTTTTGCTGTTTGATACTAATAACTTTGTTATGATCAGTACCTAGCTCAATACGAGCAAGCTCAGCAGAAGATAATCTGGTATCTTTTGGTAAGCCAGTTGCAGTAAAACCTTGCCTATCTAAATCATATTCATAAAATGCCCTAGTCCAGTTTTCTGGAATTCCTAACTCATTTGGAATCTGTGGCGTTGCAAAGTTTGGGGTTTGACCTTTTGATCTGTTTCCACCTGGACCTAAAGCACGCTCTGCACGTACGTTTGATGGAACATTTGGACCACCCATTGCAGATGGCACAAGATGCCCATTATCAAACTGCTGTCCAGTCTTTATTTTCAGCCCTTTATTTTTCTCTAGGTGAGCATTCCAACCTTTTTTTGCCCACTTCTCAAAATCATTATAAAAGCCTTTGGGGAGTTTGTTTTGCTCCTCTAAAAAATCCACCCATGCTTTTAAGCGTTCTGGTGGCTTTTCATGAAACTTCCTTTTATCAAATACAGGCTCACCTTTACCATTAACTTTCAGTGGAATGCCTTTGTATTTAACTTCGTCAATAGTTTCAAGAGCTTTGCCAATCTTTTTTGATTTGACTAAGGTATCTAATTTAGCTAGGGAATCTGCAGCCTCTTTGAGGGTTTTCCCACTATCCATCCTTTCCTTAATAGCACTTAAAAAACTTTCCTTGGTCTTGTATTTTTGTGGAAGCTTTCCAAGCCTTTTATAATCTTCGAACACTACATTAGCGCCTCTATCGTCAGATAGTGTTGCTGATAATGCTTGCTCAATCAAGCGTTTGTTTTGATTAGGCATTAAAAAAAGCCGCCCCATGCGGAGCGGCGATTAGTTACTACTCAAGTGGACAGGTTGTCTAAATGCTTATTTCTTGTAGCCTTTAATCATGAGTGCTTTCTTTTTCTCATCTTCTTTCTTCTTGAAAGATTCTGAGTAGTTAGCATCTTTTGATTGAGCTGTTGGTTTAACACCCGAATCCTTGCTGAAGTTCTTAGACCCTTCAGTGGGCTTCAAAGCTTCAACCTTGCCACTGGCAATGATTCCTGCAGCGGTAGCTTTCTGCTTATCCATGCTGGGACCTGAAGACTTCTCTCCAGTTGCAGCATCAAGCCCCATCTCCCGACGCATCTTGTCTAGGAGTGGGTTACCAGAAGAGGAACCACCGTTCTTATCTGCCAATGCCTTCTTGTATGTATCAGAACCCCTGTAATACTTATCACCAGCCTTGTAGCCCGACTCAACAGGCTTAGAAGGGGTACTGGGTTTTGCTTGTGGTGCCGGATTACGTACAACAGCCGTAGAAGCACGACGCTGGGGAGCAGGTGCTTCAGCTTGTGGTGCAGGTTTTGTATCTTCAACTTTGGGTTGAACTTTATTGTTCTTAAAGGTCTCACCCTGCTTCATCTTCTCAGCAACCTTTGGAGAAGGAAGAGCGGGAGCCTTAGGTTTTGGTCTGCCGTAGTTCTTCCCTTCAATCTGTTTTACTTGACCAATAGTCAGCGGGTTACCCTTGGCATCAGTTTTATCCGAGTAGACAACTTGATCACCAGCATCAGAAGCTACTTTCTTAACGGCACGAGCAATATCACGAAGTGCTCCTTGACCAGGATTAACTTCTTTACCTTGCTCATTTACGGTGACCCACCGACCATTTCGTTTAACGTTTTTGTATTTGGCCATTTAATTGATATGTGAAAGAATTAAATGCTCTCTATGGGGATTATTACCAAAGGTATTCCTCATCCATGAAAGCCAATTGTTACTACCTTTGTCCTGATTACACTTTCGACAGGATGGGACCAAATTGCTTGTAAGGTCTTCGCCACCCATACAACGAGGGCGAACGTGATCAAGTGTAAGTTCATGTAATTCATAAGTTTCTCCGCAGTAGACACATGTGCAGTCAAAGTGTTCCTTTATGGCTCTACGCCACAGCCGCTTAGCTTCGGGACTGGTCATGGTTATTAGGTTTTGGAGGTAGTGATCAGGACTAGGTAGTAAGGGAGTCATCGATACCGCTTGTTATCCCCTTGCCCATTACGAGCACGGTTCTTTTTGGGATTTTCTGGCTTTACATTCCCATTAGCATCATGAGAAAGATCATTGCCACCATTGCCGTACATACCACGTTTACGGCGCTCCTTATTAAGCTCTGAGCGGTATTTAATTTTTAGTGGATCCTGGTTATACTTCCGCATATAGCGGCGATGTTGTGCAGCTGCATCAGGATTCTCTTTGTAAAATTTAGCGGTTTTGCCTTGCGCCATACAACCTCTTTTGTACAAGTTCGGGATCTACTTTTGGCATGATGCTGGCTAACTTATCTAGAGGATTGCCCGCATACGCCACACCGCTAATATCATTTTTTGCAAGCCAATCACAAGCTGCTTTTAGATCGGCAGTGGAGGCATCACCGGATTTAATCCGATTTAGTAGCTCTTGAGTCACAATATTATGTAACTCATTGAACATATCCTCAGATGCTTTGGTCTTAGCCATTTCTAAGTGCTATTTGATCGAGTTTATTTTCAATGCGGATCATGTGATCTTCCATCTTCTGGAGTGCATTGGATAGTTCATTACGTGGTACGTACTTTTCAGCAACACGTAATTCCATTTGGTCAATACGTCTGTCTAACTCAGCCACTTTTTGATTGGTACGTGAATGGATGGCTGCCATACCACCACTAGCACCAATGACTAGTGAGACAACACCAGTTAAGATTGCTTCAATCATTTTCAGTCCCAAATTTATTGGAACTCTGTTACTTCAAGAGTGCCAGCACTTGCACCGGCTTGAATGACAGCAATGTTTGCACCAGAAGGCACAAGAATAGTCAGACGTTCACCAGCAGCAATGAAATGGCTTGTGGCTGTAGCAGTCTGTGCTGAAGAACCTACTGCATAACGAATGTCAGCAGTCACAGCACGCATTGTTATGCGATCAGTGCTAGCAGTCAAGGCAGTATTAGCTGATGTAGCACCTGCGGCAAGTTGACGAGCAGTTGTGGGTTGACCATTAATTTCAACTCTGGAGATAAACATAGTGATCGATGGTTAGGAAATGGATGTAAATAGGTAATTATTTGGTTGGCCTAAAGGTCATGAACCAGCCACTATTTGGGCCTTCAACTTGCCAACGTTTTAGCCAGTTATTCCAGCCATACCTGACTGACATGCCACCAGATCCAACTTTGACATAGCCACCATTGGCGTTATCGAGTTCACCGTATGGATCATGGAAGACACCATTAGCTCCTTCATCACCGATACACAGCATGTAATGGCCTCCACCAGTGGGAGCAGAGGCAGTACCGTGGTGAAGGATGCCAGTTGCTACAGGGAAACCCTTATTGAGTTCAGTAAGGATGGACTGCTTATTACCGGTGGTATAGAAGGTTGCAAAGACACCGTAGTGGGCACAGGCTTTGATTTGAGCTTGAGCTTCAGTTGTATCACCGTATTTAAGTACGGTTTTTAAGTAATTATCATCAGCATTACTACCTTTAAGTGCTTCGGGTTTCAGATATTTAACAGCCATAGCACAAGTAGAGCTAAAGCACATCCGATATCCGTTACCCGTTGCACTATCAACTTGGGAGTAATACTGCTTCACCGGAAGCAGCACCATTGTCTTTATTTGAAAGAATCTTTGACGCGACGAATCCGATCGTCTTCTTTACGGATGAATTTGAAGGAGTTGACAGCAGACACAACTGCTTGAACAACACTATTTGATTTGAAACGGGGGTTTGTACCGAGGTACTCAGAAGCAAGAAACAGTACAAACCAGCCAGCGGCGTCATAAGACACCTTGGCTCCAAGGATGGTAAGCATTATCTTTTAATAAGAGAAAGTGTTATTAAAGGCCAAGAAGAGCTTTAAGCTCAACAACAGTCAACCCAGAGGCTGCTAGCTTTTCAGCAGGCGTTAGTGGAGCTGGAGGCACAACCATTGGGGCTGGGTCCGGCATGTTGCCAGCTTCGATCCACTCCAGGTAAGCGGCGTAGTCGGTGTTGGCGGGGTCGGGTGGGATGAAGGCGTT